CAGAAAAAGAAGTTGGTGGAATGCCAAACTCTAGTGAAGACATAAAACAAGCTCATGCTGCTGCGATTGAAATGTACATCAACGATCACGTTGGTTTACTACAAGATGGCACCTACGGTACAGTGTACTTTAATGAAACACTAACTGATTGGTCAAAGTTTGACATAAACAAAAGAACAAAACACGATGCTTCAATAAGTTCGGGTTTAGCAATAATGGCTTGCAATAGACACTTATACAGACCAAATCCAAAACAAAAGAAACAACCATTAAACTTAAGTATATCAAAATACAATAACAAAGGAACTTCATCTAAGATAATTAAAAGTAAAATATGAGATCAGAACATTCTATAAATTTTCCATCACAAGCAGTTAGTGACTTAGAAAAACTAAATGAAGATTACGGTTTAAAAATAGCAAGAGCTATAAAACACGAATGGTTTTCAGGTTCTACATCTAAATACAATAGTCACAAAAACAATTTCCATACATTAAGGTTGTACGCTAGAGGAGAGCAAGCTATACAAAAGTATAAAAATGAATTATCAATAAATGGTGATTTGTCCTACTTGAACTTAGACTGGAAACCTGTACCTATTATTCCTAAGTTTGTAGATATTGTTGTTAACGGTATGGCACAGAGATCATATGAAATTAATTGTTTTGCACAAGATGAATATGGTGTAAGTAAGAGAACTGAATACATGGAGTCTATAATACGCGACATGCAATCTAAAAACTTTACTGAACTAGCTAAACAAAAGTTTGATATTGATCTATATGAAAACGACCCAGAAACTCTACCAAACTCAGAAGAAGAACTAACGCTACACATGCAACTTGATTACAAGCAAGCAGTAGAATTAGCTGAAGAACAAGCATTAAATGTTTTACTTGAGGGTAGTGATTATGATTTAGTTAGAAGAAGATGCTTATATGATTTAACAGTTTTAGGTATCGGAGCAACTAAAACAACTTTTGATTGGAGTAGTGGAGCTAAAGCTGAGTATGTTGACCCAACAAATTTAGTGTACTCTTATACAGAGTCTCCATATTTTGATGATATATATTACGTTGGTGAAGTGAAAGAGCTACCTATAAACGAACTAGTTACTCAGTTTCCTGAATTAACAGAAAGTGAAATAAAAGAAATATTAGACAAGTATTCCTACTCAACAAAATACGACGGACAAAGAGATAAAAATAAAGTTCAAGTTTTATACTTTAACTTTAAAAGTCATATGAATCAGGTTTATAAGTTAAAAACAACTAGCACAGGTGGAGAAAAGGTAATTGAAAAAGATAGTAATTTTAATCCACCTAAAGAAAAACAAGAAGAAGGTGGATTTGGCAAACTAGAAAGAGCTGTTGAAGCGCTATATGAAGGTGTTTATATAATAGGTGCTGATAAAATGTTAAGATGGAGAATGTGTCCTAATATGATGCGAACAGATTCTGACTTTAGTAAGGTTAAAATGAACTATCAAATTGTTGCACCTAGAATGTATGAAGGTAGAATCGAATCTATGGTTAGTAGAATAACTAGCTTTGCTGATATGATTCAATTGACACACTTGAAGTTACAACAAGTGATGGCTAGGATGGTGCCTGATGGAGTGTATCTTGATGCAGACGGTTTAGCAGAAGTTGATCTTGGTAATGGAACAAATTATAATCCACAAGAAGCTCTAAACATGTTTTTCCAAACAGGTTCTGTTATTGGTAGAAGTTTTACTTCAGATGGAGATCAAAACCCAGGTAAAATACCTATACAGCAAATAAGCAATGGCGTTAACAGTGGTAAGTTACAAAGCTTAATATCAACATATAACTACTACTTACAAATGATAAGAGATGTCACTGGGCTAAACGAAGCGAGAGATGCTAGCACTCCAGATCGTAACGCTTTAGTTGGTGTACAAAAAATGGCAGCTGCCAACTCTAACACAGCGACTAGGCATATACTACAGTCTATGTTGTTTATAACAGCTGAGGTTGCTGAGTGTTTGTCTTTAAGAATATCAGATATAATAGAGTACTCTCCAACTAAAGACGCTTTTATTAGAGCTCTTGGTGCTCACAACGTTGCAACATTAGAAGAAATGAAAAATCTACATTTGTATGATTTTGGTATATTTATAGAACTAATGCCAGACGACGAGGAGAAAGCAATGTTAGAAAACAATATACAAGTTGCATTAGGTCAAAAAACTATAGATTTAGACGATGCTATAGATTTACGTAGTGTTAGAAACGTTAAGCTTGCTAATCAACTATTAAAAGTAAAAAGAAAAGCAAAATCAAAAAGAGAACAGCAAATGCAACAACAAAATATTCAAGCTCAATCTCAAGCTAACCAACAAGCTCAACAGGCCGCAGCACAAGCAGAAATACAAAAGAAACAAGCGATGTCTCAAGCTGACGCACAGTTAGAGCAAACTAAAAATCAAATGAAGATACAGTACTTACAACAAGAGGCTGTTGTTAAAAAAGAACTAATGCACTACGAGTTTGAACTAAATCACAAACTACAAAGCATTGAAAGACAAACAGCTAGTGAGTTAGAAGCGGCCAGAGAACAGAGAAAAGACGATAGAGTTGATAGACAAGCTGGTCATCAAAAAGAAATGATTAACCAAAGAAGTGGGGGTGATACACTTAAAAGATTTGAATCATCAGGTAATGATATACTTACAGGGAGTGCTAATGTATAAGTAAGCCCTTATTATTTAATATTTTATAAAATTTTATTATGGCAGAAGAAAAAAAAGAAGTTGTTGAAGAAACAACAGATCAAACCGTTGAAGAGGTTGTTGAAGAAAAAATAGATGAATCTAAATTTAGTAGTGCTGGAGATGATAGTGTTATAAAAATAGATTTAGATAAAACAGCAGAGATTAAAAACAACGAAAACGTAGAAGAACCTACTGTAGAAGAGATTAGTGACAAGGTTGAAGATGTAGAAAAGGTAGTTGAACAAACCCAAGTTTTAGAGGAGGTTACTGAAGATCAAGTGTCTGAAGTTGAAGATGCTATTGAAGAAGTTGTAGCTGAGGCTGAAGCCACTGGAAAACCACTACCAGAGAACATACAAAAACTTGTAGAGTTTATGGAAGAAACAGGTGGTGATTTAAAAGACTACGTAAACTTAAACAGAGATATATCTAAAATGGATGACTCTGATATATTAGACGAATACTATAGAGATACTAAGTCTCACTTAACAGCTGAAGAAAGAAACTTCTTATTAGAAGATAGCTTTGGTTTTAATGAAGACGAAGATGATGCTATTGATATACGTAAAAAGAAAATAGCCTTAAAAGAGCAAGTTGCCAAGGCTAAGTCCCACTTGGACGGGCAAAAGTCCAAATACTATGAAGAAATTAAAGCAGGATCAAGGTTAACACCTGAAGCCAAAAAAGCTATAGATTTTTTTAATAGGTATAACAAAGATCAAGAGAAGCAGAACAAGTTATCTGAATCAAGCAAAAGAACATTTTTAAATAAAACAAATAAACTCTTTAATGATAAGTTCAAAGGTTTTGAATATAACGTTGGAGAAAAAAAATATAGGTTTAACGTTAAAGATGTTAATGAAGTAAAAACAACTCAAAGTGATATTAACAACTTTGTCAACAAGTTTGTTGGTGAAGACAATGCTACTATCGAAGATGCTGAGGGTTATCATAAATCTTTATTTACAGGTATGAATGCAGATGCTATTGCTAAGCACTTTTATGAGCAAGGTAAAGCAGATGCGGTTAAAGGCCAAATTGCTAAAGATAAAAACATAAACCTAAATCCTAGACAAACTCACGGCGAAGTAAGTGTTGATGGTTTTAAAGTAAAGGTACTAGGTGAGTCTAGCTCTCAAATGAAAAACAGATCTTTTAAAATTAAAAAGAAAAGATAAAAATAAATATAAATTTAAAAAATAAATATTATGGCAATTACAGGAGGATCATTGTTAAATAGCGTTCCTAACCATAGGAAACAAACGTTAGCTGACAATTATTTAGATTTAGCCTCAACCGCAAATGAAGGTTGGGCTCAACAATATGTACCAGACTTAATGGAAAAAGAAGCTGAAGTGTTCGGTCCACGAACTATTTCAGGTTTCTTAGCTCAAGTTGGTGCAGAAGAGGCGATGACGGCCGATCAAGTCGTTTGGTCTGAACAAGGTAGATTACACCTATCTTACAAAGGACACATTGAAGATAAAGATGCTACAGGTGGTGGTGACATTACTATTGAAGCTGATATCGATGGTTCAACTACTAATATAGCTAATCACGGTATTAGAGTTAATGATACGGTTATTGTTGCAAATAGTGAAGCTGTTGCAAAGTGTATAGTTATAGAGGTTGCTGCAGCTGTTATTACAGTTTCTCCTTACAACTTTATTACTCTTGAAGCTGCAGGTTTTGCAACTGAAAATGGTACTCAAGATACAACTATATTAGTTTATGGATCTGAATTTGCAAAAGGTAAAAGCTACAACAATGCTGATGCGTCAGCAGCTAGCGAATCAAGAGGAGCAAACGAACCATCTTTTAAATCCTACAGCAACAAACCAATTATATTAAAAGATTACTACGAAGTATCAGGATCTGATGCGTCTAGAATTGGTTGGGTAGAAGTTTCAACTGAAATGGGTGCTTCTGGATACTTATGGTATTTAAAAGCTGAAGCTGATACAAGAGCTAGATTTAACGACTACTTAGAAATGTCAATGTTAGAAGGTGAGAAAAATGATGATACAGCTTCTGGTGTTGAACTTTTAGTAGATAGTTTCTTAACTGCTGATGGAGATAAGTTTGGTACTGAAGGTTTATTCGCTGCTATTGAATCAAGAGGTAACGTTACATCTGGTGTTACAGGTGTTAATGCTGCAACTGATTTAGCTGAATTTGATTCTATCTTAGCTGAGTTTGATAAGCAAGGTGCTATTGAAGAGTACATGATGTTCGTAAACAGAGCTACTAGCTTAGCAATGGATGACATGCTTGCTTCAATGAATTCTTACGGAGCTGGAGGTACTTCTTACGGAGTGTTTGACAACAACGAAGACATGGCATTAAATTTAGGTTTCTCAGGGTTTAGAAGAGGTTCTTATGACTTCTACAAATCTGACTTTAGATACTTAAATGATAAAGCTACAAGAGGTGGAATTAATACTGCTAACACTGCAAATGCAATTAGAGGCGTTATGATTCCAGCTGGTGTTTCAACTGTTTATGACCAAAACATGGGTCAAAACATGAAGAGACCATTTTTACATGTTAGATATAGAGCTTCTCAAACTGATGATCGAAGAATGAAATCTTGGGTTACTGGTTCTGTTGGAGCTGCTACGTCAGCATTAGATGCAATGCAATTACATATGTTATCAGAAAGATGTTTAGTTACTCAAGGTGCTAACAACTTTATGTTAATGAAGTAGTAAGTTGTTACTTATAGATTAGGGCGGTTATGCCGCCCTTTTCTTTTTATTAATTTTTATTATATTATATTATGGCAAAGAAAAAAGAAACAGCTAAGGTTGAACAACCTGTAGTTGAAGAAACGGTTGTTATGGAACAACCAGTAGTTAAAGTTTCTAAAGTAGAAGCTAAAACTAAAAAAAACATATGGGAAATAAAAGATAGAGTATACTATTTAAGAGCAAAAAGAAAACCACTATCATACTCAATAAGAACATCAGGTTTATATTGGTTTGATGAAGAGCAAGGTTACGAAAGAGAAATAAAATACTGTCAAAATCAAAGAACTTGTTTTGTTGACGAGATGAAAGGAGAACAAAGATTAGAACATGTTGTTTTTAGAAGTGGAATGTTATTTGTACCTAAAGAACAAACAACGTTACAAAAGTTTTTATCTATATATCACCCTGCTAACAAGAATTTATTCTATGAACATAAGCCAGAAAAAATCGCTGAAGTTCAAATTGATCAATTAGAAATGGAAGCAGACGCTATACTTATGGCTAGACAAATAGATATAGATATAGCCGAAGCAATAATGAGAGTAGAAAAAGGATCTGAAGTGTCTAAGATGAGTTCTAAGGAGCTAAAAAGAGATTTATTGCTATTTGCTAGAAACAGCCCTTCGCTATTCTTAGAATTAGCTACCGATGAAAACGTTGTTCTTAGAAACTTTGGTATAAAAGCTGTCGAAGAAGGATTAATAAAACTATCAAGCGACCAAAGACATTTTACTTGGAAAACAACAGGTAGAAAAATTATGACTGTTCCTTTTGACGAACATCCATATACTGCGTTAGCTCATTGGTTTAAAACAGATGAAGGTATGGAAATATATTCCAACATTGAAAAAAGATTTAACTAATAATCTTTTACATTAATAAAGTAGCCACTCTTAATCGGGTGGCTATTTTTATTTAGAATAGTAACCTTTCGCTTTATTATGTAATTATAATATTATAAATAATATCATATGAGTAATTCAAAAGGTTTAGGAGATTCTATAGAAAAAATAACAAAGGCAACTGGTGTTAAGTCACTAACTGACTTAGCAATGAGAGCAACAGGTTATAAAGATTGTGGTTGTGATAAGCGTAAAGCTTGGTTAAATAAACAGTTTCCTTATTATAAACAAAAGTAATTATGGC